ATTACCCAAGACTCCCATAATTACAGGAACTTGCTGATCCTGCCCATCAAGAAAGAAACCAAATACAAAATTACCTTGCCTTAAGTTTGGAGTTTGTGCTGCATTTGTTTGTCCACCACCAGCAGTGATGGGGTACATGACTTGTGCCCAAGGAAGTTGATCCGAAGAAATTGTTGTCTCTTCTTTATCGTGCAGACCAATAATTCTTACCTTATATCTACGTCCCCATCCAGGAATAGTATCTTTACTTTGAAATTTTCCTGGTACTATATTATCACGCCAAGTAGAGTCATCAGCAATCTGACCAACCCACCAGTTAAATGATGACCCTAAAAATCCCGAATTGAATAATGTTCCTTCAGACATAATTAATCTTCATATACTCTACATTCTGGTGCTGCTGGATTACTATCACAATATAATTCTAATGAGGATGGATCGTGACTGTCTTCTGGGTGATTCTCAACCCACTTTTCTAATGCTTTCAATTCCTCTTCAGTATGACGACGTGCTTGAGGAGAAATTAGAGGATCATCAAGTATCTTCTTATCGTATTCTATATGCTTTTCTACACTATCCATTTTAGTGCTTATATTGTTTAATTATTTAGAGTGGAGTTGGAGAACCTTTTTTACCAATAGAATCTCTTACTAATGTAAGTTTTGTCCAACCACCGTTTGCTTTATTAATATAATGACAAAGATCCGCAATAATATAGAAACCACTATGAAGAGTACCCAACACTTGCCCAGGAACACCAGCATCAATAAAAACTAAATCTCCTGCGTGCAAACTAAAGTCTGCAATAATAGTAATTGTTGTTTTTGTGCTAAACAACTGATTATAACGCATCGTTGATTGGTTTAAAATATTCTTTGGATCAAAATTTGGTTCTTTTGATTTTGATATTTGCTGTGAGGTATCTCCTGTTGGTAATGATCCTTTATCAATCAACATATATTGAGTTCTTGAAAAATCTTTATTCTTTTCATTTCTATTAAATTCTGGATTTAATTTTGGAAGTTCTTTTCCTGCAAGTTGAAGATTTTTTTCAAGTTCTTTTGAATTTGGTGCGATGACCTCATAGTAACAATTAAATGGATCAAAGAGAATTGTTCTTGTAGAATAAGTACCGATTTGTAATTTTGATTCTGCAGTTCCAGTTACGTCATCAACATTGTGTTCCAAAATTTTTCCATAACCAGCAGGAATATCTGCACCTGCTCCTTCTGAAGTTTGGTTATAAATTAAAGACTTATATTTCTTTTTACCTCCACTTCCTGGCTCATTTTCTGATAACAAACCGTCCAAAGATTTAAACTTAAATCCATCCGATGTTTCATAAAAGAAATATCCTGCAGTATTTCCTTTTGCATTTTGAATTTTTGGTATTGCTTTTTTTGCTAACCAAACACACGCATAGAAAGGTCTTCTTTGATTACCAATAAAATTATAAGTGTTTTCAGTTTCTTCTATATCAAGTTTCTTTTGTGTATTGAGGTATTTGGTATCGGTAAGAATTTTATTAATACTATCGGATATCTTTCCATCAAATCTTGTATTTAATGCAACTTTATAATTCAAAATACCTTCTCTGGAAACAAAGTCTAATCCCAAGAGAGACTTTGTGGTATCCTGAAACATTGGAGTTATTTTATTTACATAAACATCAAATTTTAATTCTACCCCATTTGCATCTGCCAATTTGACTGTTGCCTTTTCTTGACCAACCAGAGGCAACCCTTCCAGCAATGTTTTTTTGGTTCCACCTTTCTGAACAGTATTACCAGTATCTGCCAAAACAATAGAAGTTCTTATTGTCTCATTAAGAATGCTTTCATAATAATAAAGATCAGTAAGCATATCAGGAATTTTATCTTCCCTTGTTGATTGATCATTAGAAATTATGATAAATTCTTTGATATCAACATCTTTAAACTGTCTTGTAGTTATCGCTTGATTAGCCATAAATCTCTGGTTTCCTACACTATTTAAGCGTTCATATAAGTCATATCATAATCCGAATCTGGAGAGGAACCTCCGCCGCCAAATCCCATTCCTACTCCCATAGGCATAGGCATAGGAAGATAAACTATTTCTGGTGCTGGTTGCTGAACTACAATTTGTTCTTCTGATCCAGATTCATAAGACGCATAATCACGAAGTACTTGAATAGCATCATTATAGTTTGCCTTATTAAGTGCATCCAAGAACCCAGGGAAGGTCTTTTCAAGTGCTGTAGTTGTATTTGAATCCAATACAAATTCTGGACCTTTTTCGCCAATAATGGCACGGGTCATTCCACGAACTAATCCACCTTTCTCAAATGCAACATGAACGTGATTGTAATGTCCATTGTTAGTTGATTCTCCCCAATATGACAAAGGAACTCTTTTGCCATCCGCAATACCATATCCCAATGGAGTATAAATTAATTGTTTTAAAGAAGATCCATATTTGGAAATCATTGCATTCGCATAATTTAACATTTCTGGGGTGGCATTAGTACCATTAGAAAAATCCATCGCCCTACCTGCTCCATGCAATCCACTTCTACGTCTTCCATTACTATAGTACATAGAACTTGTCATTTGAAGACCCATACTTGATGCAAGTTGTTGTGCTGAAGAAAGATTTCCTGACATAGTTCCAAGATCAGCGCCAACAGGAATATTATATCCTGTTTTAGTTCTATATTTTTCAAGACTTGCAAGATATTGTGCGTGTATTTTAGGTCCCTTATCATTTTGAATATATTCTGCAGGTCTTTCCCATTTTCTCATCCAAACGTCTGCTGCCTCTTGAGGAGAAGAAAAATTTTGCTGTAAATATTGTGGCGCATAATCTTCTCTTAATGCATAATCAATCTGCCCTTTCCAATTTGTTGCATAATCAGGAACTGCTTTTAAGAATGCAGACTTTCTTCCCCCACTTGAATATTGAAATAAACCAACCCCAGGTCCATCGCTTTGTGCAGCTCCAGGTCTAAATCCACTTTCTCTGGATATATTTGCCATAATGCCGAGTGCCTTATTATCATCCAGTCCTTTTGAGAGAAGATATTGATATATCTCACCTTGAAGTCCTTCTGGAGAATATTGACCACCAGTGCTTGGTTGTCCCGGTGTAGGAGTTTCTTTTCCTTCATTTGGTTTCAACATCAAATTCTTCATCAAATCTTGAATTGCCGCATCTATTTTTGAAGAAATGCTATCTTCAATAGATTTTGCAATCACATTCGTCATATCTTCATTAAACATACTGGAACCAACTTCGCCTCCACCAGCATATCCATTTGTAGAATTTCCAAAAGTATTATTGAGCCATCCACTTAAACCTTGTCCTGCATTTTTATAGTCAATAGCAGAAGGTTTTTCACCTGCAATGACTTTGGTTGCGATTGCCAAGAGCGGTCCAAAGAATGGAGCAGTCCCCAGAGTATCATAAGATTTTTTAATATAACCACCGGGATTTACAGTATCTTTCTTATCAGTTTCTGGAAAGATTTTTTCTATTTGTTTTTCGCCACCGACTGCTGCACCTGGTTTTAGTGTAGGTGGTTCTACCTTTACTCCTCTGGTTACTTTAGTCTTCTTTACTCCTCTTTTTACACCACCAGCAATCTTACCACCTCTTGTTATAGGTCCGCCACCTGCAACTTGCATAAAGGAAGGTCCAGACATGGATGGTGTTCTTTTCTGAACCTGCTTATCAGTCAGTCCAGGTTTTCCACCAAATGCTCTTCCAACAGATTTATCAAATTCTTGGCCACCCATAAATTCACGGGCAATATCAAGTGCTAAAAATGCCCAACCAGCAACAGGAATTGCAGAACCAAAAGAAAGTAATCCACCAACATAATCACCATCCTTAATTCTCATTATACCTTCAACAATTGCAAGTCCAGCACCTAAAAATGGAATTGCTTTGAATGCTTTAGAACCTATCTTGGCACCCAATTTTCCACTAATACGGGCACCAGCCCTTGTTGCAACTCTGGCAGCACCTCTTCTGGCAAGTGTTCCTGCACCTTTTTTAGCAGCTGCTTCTGCACCCTTTCCTGTTAATTTACGACCCAAACGATCCTTTCCAAAGTCAGCACTTGCCATACCAACGATGATGGCAAGATTCATAAACTTCTCAAACTCGCCAGTGAGTTTGTCAAAATTCTTCAGTGCATCATCACCAAAGGTTTTGCCGACCAATCCACGAGTTGCATCAACTGCTTTATATCCAGCATCTATAAAACTCACCATTCCATTAAGTAACTTTCCACCCATATCAATAATAAAGTCAAATGCAGGTGCTGCAATCTTTACAAAATTGACAAGTTGTGGAATATATGGAACTAATCTATAAACAAAATATCCAAGTAAAGTATTAAAGATAAAGTTTTTTAGTCTATCAAGAAATCCAAGTTTTGGCAATCCTGGAACATTTAATTTTTTAGCACCAGGTTCTTTTTTTGTTTCTAACTTCTCCTCTTCTTTTCCAAATTTTTCTCTTTCACTTTCTTTTCTCTTTCTTTCAATCTCTACACTTTTTAAAAGTGTAGAACTTTGAATTAAATCTTTAATTTTTATAACTTGCGTTTTAACAATGATTAAATTATTTTTTGATATGCCAGTGCTCTCATCACGCAAAGAACTTACTGATATTTTTTTAGTTGCAAAAGATGATCCACCTAAAAGTTTTGTTGGATTAATTTTTGCTGGAGGAAGTGCTTTTATTGCCATTATTTAATACCATATGCCTTTGCATTTTTTGATGCATTACTTCCTGGATGCGATGCAGGGAATACTGGAGTTCCTTTATTATTTGTGGGCATACTTCCCAATTGAGGTTTTGTTGCTCCTCCAGAAGATGTAGTAATGACTTTTACTCTTGATTTGGATGGAGGAGCAATAGAATATCTGGTGCCAATACTACCTTTTGATTGTTTTAAATTTGGAGTTATTTCAGCAGCAGTTGCTTTTGGTGCAAAGACTGAACTTAATCTATCCAACAAACTTGGTTCTTTTTTTATAACTGGTTTTGGTGCAGTCAAAGAGGAAATGTTTTTATTTGAAATTTGATTATATCTTTGGAATGTTTGCTGCCTATCTTTCATTCCAACGATTTGATCTGGGCTAATTGCAGAGGGATTATTTACTGCTCTTGATACTTCAAAAGTATTATTCCAATTTGTGACTTTTGGCCTCACTCGTGATTTCCAATATTCAATAGATGCATCCAAGGCAACATCACTATTCATCATGAGTTGTGGATTATCCACCAAATTCTTTCCAATTCTTCTGCCAATATCATCATAATTTGCCCTTCCAGTAATTTGCAAATACCCACGACCAATATAATTGTAGGCATCATCCGCATTACGATTTCCAAGTCCAAGTGCAGGATTTGCATATCCTTTAAAATATTCATATCCTGGTTTCCCTGGTGGATCATTTGGACTTGAATTATATTTCTCTCTCTTTGGAGCACCAAATCCACCAGATTCGTGCTTTACTTGAGATAAAAATGCCTTAAGTTCAATTGGGTCACTAATTCCTCTTTGTCTTGCACGAGTTGCAAACTTAATTTCAATTGGAGATAGTGTAGGAGTTTTATTTTGTTTGGGAGGATTTCCAATTAATCCACCACCTGCAGCATGAGGCATTCCACTTATAAATGTGGGTTTATTGGTTCCGCCACCCGCTGCATTCATTGATTCTAATGTATCTACTCCATATTTTGCAACGGCACCGCGAGACATAATAAATTCTCCATCAGACAGCATCGCAGGAATTTTATCAACTCCTTTCTGCCCACTCACTCTTCCTGCAAAATAATTAAATCCACCACCAGAAAACTTTGGAATTTTTATAAGTCCGCCTCCCCAACGCCCTTCCATTTTTGGTTCAGAATCTCCATCACTAAATGCTCTTTGTGCAAGTTGAGTTCCAGCCCATGCACCACTTGCAATTGCTAAAGCAGACTTTGGATTATTTTTTCCAAATCTTAAAAGTGCGGGAATTGCTGCTGCAAGTTTTCCAATTCCTGATAATGCAATTCTTGTTAAGACTCTAACACCCTTTCCAAACTTTGTCCCGAACAGAACAAATCCACCAACAAGTGCAGGCCACCAATCATTAAGAAATCTTGTTATCGTGCGAACCTTGTCCTGGTTTTCTTTTTTACCAAACCAATCCAATAAAAGATAAACTGCTCTTCCCAAGAACACAGCAGTAAAGAAATCCCAAATTCTTTGTAGTAATGATTTAACTGGAGCAATAATTTTTTCTGCAATCTTTTGAGCAGCACTAAACCCCTTTTCAAGTTTTGATTCTACTGCTGCTCTTTTTGATTGTTCTCCTTTTTTTCTTTGGTCATCAGATGCCTTTTTAGCATCTCTATTTTGCTGCGTTAAACTCTTAATAATTTCTGCAAGAGTATCAATGATTGTTGCTATTTCATTTCCACCAGTCATCTTGTCAATTGCTGGCGGAAGAGGAGGGGGAGCAATTCCCGTAAGTGCTTTTTGTTTAAAAAGATTAATTCCTACAGCACTTCCTTTTTTAAAACTTGCAGCACTAATCTTCTTTGGTTTAAATCTACCTTTCTTTGTCTTTACTCTTTTCCATTCATTTGTGATTAATTCTGTTTCTGCAGTTGAATATCTACTTTTAGACATTCTGGAAGCAACCATTGCTTCTCTCAAATATCCAATATATTCATCATAGGATAATTCATATTCATCCTGAAGACCAAGCAGTTCTAAAATCCTTTCATCAATCTTTTCAGTAGATGCCTTCTTCCCATTAAAGAGAACCAGAGAACTAATTTTAGAAGGATCCGCCATTTGATTGCTGCTTCAGTTTTTCCTCTTCCAGATGCTGTTTCAATAATTCAACATAGATGTCTCGTTCCCACGGCATCATGTTTTCAATCTCTGTTAATGAGTATTTATGATACTGCATCAAGGCAAAGTTAAGACGGAAGTAGTTCTCCAGGTCCATATGGACCATGGCTATGCGAAAAAAGATGCTAACCCTTCTAAAACTACTTCGCTTTCTACTTGCGTTTTTGGATTTGTAATTTTAATTTTATGAGAGAGTTTGGGCATCGTCTCAAAGAATTTTTCAATCTCTTTGAACTGTGCAGAATTCATCTGTTCCAAAAATTCAATCAATTCTTTCTTGGTCACATCAGACGCGGCCCATACTTCTTCTTCGGTATAAATTTTATCAATACAAGAAGAAATTAATTCAAATGATTGATCCATTGCATTATCATTTTTAAAATCAAAGTTAGTCTTAATAAATTGATCCAATGATGGATACTTCATCTCCATCATAATCGTAGGATCTACTTTAATCTTATTTGAATGCTCTTCGTCTTTTTGAACCCTGATTGAATCCAAATCAATCTTTACGGCAACATTAGTTTCTTCATCATCGGGACAGATGATATTTACTTCAATCTCTTCTCCAACAGATTTACCACGAATATTCAGGAACAAAAATTCAATATCAAATGTTGGAAGTGCTTCTACTTTAATTCCTTTTGTAATAATACAATTCTTAATTACTGTTTTGATAGCATTAGTAATTTGCTTGGTATCTTCACTTTCCAATGCAATAACTAATACCTTTTCTTCTTTTACTAAAAATGGTCTGTACTGAACTGTCTGTCCTGTTGATGGCAATTCAAGTTCATATGTTGGCGTAGCAATCCTTGGTAAAGGCATAATGTCCTATAGAAATTTCAGGTGTGATTATTTATTGTGGTTATTTAAAAGAGTGGTTCTGGATTATATAATGACTGATATGCTTTTTCAAGAGCAGAATCAGAATAACCAGCAGTTGGTCCGCCAAGAGCTGCTTGTGCAGATGCTTCAACTTTTGGATCAGCATATCCATTTCCTTGTAATGGATTATTTGCTCTGTTATAAGCAGCTTGTAATGCAGGATCACCAAATCCTCCTGGAGTAGAATTGCCTACTGGAGATTGTTTGTCAGTTGTTCCCGCTATGTAATATCTAATATATGTTAAAGAAACTGAACATTTTAATAATGAAGAGGTATCATAAGATACTGGCATTGAGGACACTGCTATTGGAAAAACATTTACAAAATTATATGTCAATGTATTCTTATAATCTCTTTCAAATTTTGTAATTGCCAATCCTTGAGGAGCAATATACAAATTTGGATAATTTACCTTATAGCAATAAGTGGGGGCAGATGAACCTACTGGGTTTCCACCATCAGAATTTCCTACATTTTCTCCTATAGCATATTTTATCCAAGTTTCAAAAAATTTAATAGGCAGATAATCTTCAGCATCAACATAAAAACTCAAATCAATACGGTCATCGTATAACCTACGATAGGCATGTCTCTCAGTAACTCCAGTAAAATCATTATTGATTTCGTGAGTTGCTAATGATGATCCAGGCAAAACAGTTTCACTACAAAGCAAATTTAATTTTCCCTGCTTAATTCCTACAAATTGTGATAGTCCATTTTCTGACAAATACTTATCACTTAAACCGGGAGGTTTAGTAATCTGGACTTCAAAATGCGAAGTCAGTGCGGGGCGAAGTAGATTTGCTTTAATGTCTGCTACTGTCCTTTTAGTAGGCATTTATAAATACTTTTTGATCCTCATATTATGTAGTAGAGATAATGGCGGAAAGTATTAAGAGCAAATATAAACCAAATTATCCAAACAAATATAAAGGTGATGCAAACAATATTATTTGTAGGAGTAGTTGGGAAAGACGTTTCTGCTCTTGGTGTGATCTTAATGAAAATATAATTGAATGGGGAAGTGAAGAGTTTTGGATTCCATATCTCTCTCCTGTTGATAATCGCGTTCATAGATACTTTCCTGATTTCATAATCAAAGTCAAAGAAAGTACAGGACAGATTAAGACCTATGTGATTGAAGTCAAACCAAAAAGACAAACTCAACCACCAAAACCCAAATCAAGAGTGACAAAAGGATTTCTATACGAAGCAAAAACTTATGCAGTCAATCAGGCAAAGTGGAAAGCAGCCGTAGAGTTCTGTAAAGATAGAATGTTAGAATTTAAGATTATAACCGAAGACGAATTAGGTATCAAATAATGGCAGAAGGTTTCGGTCAATATAAAGATAAATCTTCAACTGCAAGAATAAAAGAACTTAAAAAGAGAGTTAATGCAGCAGGCACAAGAGATCCAGAAGATCTAATGCTGATTGTTATTGATGTCTTTAAGGAGGAAGTATTATATCCAGAACCAGGAAAGTTTTATACATTCATCTACAATGCAAAGACACCTAATATTGAATATGACCAACACCCACTGATTGCTTGTACCGATCTTCAAAAGTGGGGATTTAGGGGAATCAATTTTCATTGGAGAAAATATAGAAACTACACCTGGGAAGAGGTTGCAGGCAAATTACACGTTGTTCGTCCAAATGAACTTGACGAATTGATTGCATTAAGTTATGGAAAATTCCGTCTAAATAAATAAAAACCTTGTGCTAATGTTTAGAGGAGCAAGAAAATATATTCTAAACATCCTCTCTAATAGGGAGGTAATCTGATGGCAACTGTTCTAAGGCAAGGATGGGAATTGGATGATGCAAACAATAGTTCGGATATAATTAAAGCAAAAGTAAACCAAGCATCTGTATCTGGAGAAAAACAGGTTGAAATAGTATCTAATATTTCAACAGGAAATTTTGACATTTATGAAACGAGAACAATTGGACCAAGACCAGATATTCCAATTTTTTCATATAATACATCAAATGATAAAATAGAAATTAAAAGTCAATCTGCATTTAACCAGTATTATTCTACAACAGATGGAAAAAAACAATTAGACCAATTATTAAAAACATCTAAACTCGCCACATTTGATACTGCACAACTGAATACGGGAACTGATCCATTAAGAAATAGAAATTTTCAATCACTTAAAGAAAAGAATGGGTATAAATCGTTAGCAAATGCAACTCCACTTGGACAAAGAGCACCGGGGGCAGTACCAACAGCACCAGCACCTACACCATCTTCTTCTACTCCAACAGTAACAGCAGAAGACAAAAAAGCATTTGAAGAGGCTTTAAAAGATTTAAAAGGAAATTCAAGAAAAAAATATGATCTAAATCTTAGATATCCGGAAAAATTACAATTAGAATATCAAGATTGTATTAAATTTTCCGCTTTAGAATATAAACCACCAGGACTTAATGCATCTTCTGGCGCAAGTAATGAAAATAGAAGTGTTACTTTAGATAGTTTTAAAAGACCTACTATTGGTAAAGATGGTAAAAGAGAAATTTTAGGATCAGTTACTCTTCCAATTCCAGGAGGCATTAGTGACGCAAATTCTGTTGATTGGCAAGATGATAAATTGGATCCATTTAAAAAAGCATTTGCAAGTATTGCAGTTGAAGGAATTACAAATGGTGGAGAAGGTGCATTTAAAGAATTAAGTTCTCAATTTAAAGGAGCTCGTACTTCTGGGTTATTAGCTATGGTCCCATCTAAATTTGCAGAAGCAGCAACAGATACAAATAAACTTTTACAAAGGACGACTGGTGCGGCACCAAATCCAAATTTAGAATTATTATTTACTGGACCTTCCCTACGCAGTTTTACATTTAATTTTAGATTATCACCAAGAAGCAAAGATGAAGCAATTATTGTAAGAAAAATAATTAGATTTTTCAAACAAACTATGAGTGTAAAAAGAAGTACATCTACGCTCCTTCTTGGTTCTCCACATACATTTGCAATTGCATATCTAACATCAAATAAAGAACATCCATACCTGAATAAATTTAAAGAGTGTGCATTACAATCTTGCAATGTGTCTTATACTCCTGATGGAAATTATATGTCATTTAATGGGCCCGAACCCTCAATGACCTCTTATGAGATGTCACTTACATTTAAAGAACTTGAACCAATCTTTGATGATGATTATGGAAATAATGAAAATAATCCAAATAAAGATTTCATAGGTTACTAAAATGCCAAGTTACTTCCGTCAAGTTCCAAATTTTGATTATGTTAGCAGACTACCAAATGCTAATATTGGAGATTATATTCCTGTAAAAAATATTTTCAAAAAAGGAAAACTTCGTGAAGATATTTTCCAAGATTTAGCATTCTTTGAAAAGTATAAAATTCAAGGAAATGATCGTCCAGATAATGTTGCCTTTGAAGTTTATGGAGATTCAACATTAGATTGGTTGGTTCTTCTCTGCAATAATGTAGTCAATATTCAAACAGAATGGCCACTCACACAAGATGCATTTGACAGATATGTACTGAATAAGTATGGTGATTATGAAACTCTTTATAGTGGAATACATCACTACGAAACAACCGAAGTAAAAAATAGTCAAGAAGTGATTATGGTTCCTGGTGGATTAGAAGTGCCTGATGGTTATTCAGTCAATTATTATGATTACTTTATTGATAGTCAAGTTGATACAG